CGTTCAATAGCAAGCAGGTTTGGTTGGGGAGTTACAGAATAGTTGTTGACTTTATATTGTCCTGTTTTCCTGATGGATGGAAGAACTTCTTGGCATACCCAATCTTGAAAAGGTTCTGCTTGTGGTTTATTAGATCTTAAAATTAATCGGTACAATCCTGATTCAGAAACAACTCTCATATTTTGAGTACGACCTGTGGTATCGATAAAATCTATACCATCTTTTTCGTACGGTTTTAGTTTTGTTAAAGCATCAGATGTATTTTCAATTTCCAATACCCGACAAATATCATTAGCAACAAACCAAAACAAGCCATCTTTTACGGCTACGCGAATTTCTTGAGACTCAAACTCAAACTGTGCTAGATTATTGGACATATGGTGTTTACCATTAATAAATTGTGTACCCTAAGAGCGCTTTGCAAAACTACTCTTGGGGTATTTTTCATTATAAACAAGATTTTTCTATTGTCCAAATATTTATATTTTTCTTTGTCAATACTCTAAAATCGGGCTTAAAAAAGTTGAAATACTTCCTGAACAGCGTGAACAGCAAGTTTTAACCAAACAGGCATAGCTAAAACCTTTATCTAGACTAAGTTCTAGCAGTTCACAATATTGGTGAAACCCCGTTCACAAGTTATGAACGGACTGAACAAACCTAAAATATAGATAGAATTTACTACAATTAACATTGTTCATATCAATAAATTTTGTTTTATTTAAACCCAAAAAAGTTGAAATACTTATTGAACAGCGTGAACAGCAAATTTTAACCAAACAAGCATAGCTAAAACCTTTATCTAGACTAAGTTCTAGCAGTTCACACTATTGATAAAAACACGTTCACAAATAATGAACGAACTGAACAATAGTTAAAATACTCTATAGATAGAATTTATTAATAGTACATATAAAGATATTAAAAAACCACTGCTGTGAGTGGTCTAGACGAAATTAAAACCAGATTAACATTAATTAGCAAAGCCTGGTTTATAGCCAATGCGTCTACCTGAACGCTTCTGATAAATGTTTGGATCGTTATCTTCATGGATATAAAATGAATTCCCCACACTTAAGATGAGGCATTCTTTCTTAATCCATTTGGCGTTAATGGCTGTTGTTGTGAAGTTTTCTTTTTGTTTTAAACCTTTTCCTACAGTCTGAGTAATCTCCTCGATGTCGCTCCAGACGTAAGGCACATCATATCGATTAGTAAAAATACCCCAAATTTCTTGTTGATGTGCAATAGCCACCCAATAGGTACGAACAACGGCAAAATCAAGCTCATACCAATATTTGCGGTAGTTCCAGTCACCTATTAATCTTTCGTCTAGCAAAATATCCATCGCATCAAGGAAGTTTTCTAATATCTCTCGATACGTCCAACCTGAATGATGATTGGCATCGAGAAAAGATTCTAGTTTTTGATTTTCCTGTAAAACTTTGATGTGTTCCTTGCGTTCGGCAATGACTGGCAGACGCTCACCGTGTTTGATGGCAGCAGGGTAGTAGTCTTTGGCTGGCAATAAAACAGGGAGGACTGGACGGCTAAGAATTTGTTTTTGTTTAGGTTGGGTATGCCCAGACATCCAATCAATTACCCATTGAGAAACTAAAACAGCAAATTCTGGAGATAACCATTGACCTAAATGCACAGCAACCCTTGGATGAACCCATGTACCTTGTAAGTTGTAATCACCACCTTGAATGACTATGACTAAATCCGTTGCGCTTTTTTGCGTATCGGAACTTAACACTTGTAAAAACTTTTTAGTCTCGTAAGCCCTCAAATAATTATTGATTCGTTTACCCGCTATTTGACACAACTTAGTTGCATTAATATAACCATCAGAAAGTCTTTGATACTCAGATTGTGACAATATGATAGACATAGGGCTTTTTTGCTCTCAATGAATTAATTTTTGTACGAATCCTAAGAAATTTGCAGTTTTTTAGGATTTTCCTTATGTTAACAGAAAAATATTTAAAATTTATTTTTTAACCAATAAAACAAATAATTTTGTTTTTACTGAATTTTCAAAATTTGCTACATTTCCTGAACAGTTTGAACAACAAGTTTTAATTAATTTTACACAGCTAAAACCTTTATCTAGACTAAGTTCTAGCAGTTCACACTATTGGTGAAACTCTGTTCACAAATAATAAACAAAATGAACAAACCTAAAATATAGATAGAATTTACTACAATTAACTATTGCTGAGATATTTGCTAAATATCTTTAGAATATATATATAGATCATCAAAAAATGAGGTAACTATGGGTATCAGTAGAAAAGAACGATCTAAAGCACTATCAGTATTTGTATATCCTGATGATTGGGAAAAATTTAAAAGTATATGTGATCAGTTGGGACTCAATGGCAGTTTAGCAATATCGGATTTTGTAACTCATATTGCTCAACATCCTGAAAAAGATGATAATATTTTAACTCAGTATCAAAATACTAGAAAAAACAAACAAAAAAATATTTAAGAAATATTCAATAAATAGCTTGACAATATTCGTTGAATATCCATATAATAAAGAAAGTTAAAAATCAAAAACGGGTCGAACAATGTATCAATTAAGACGTGCTGAAGAGTTAGCGCTTTTGGCGCTAGAAAAAAATAAACAATTAAAAGTTGTCATTTTAGAGGGAGCCCCAGGGACAGGCAAAACCGCATTCTCGCAATATTTGGCCGAAAAATGGCAAGCACAATATTTATATTATCTTTGCCATCATTGGACTAGTGATGAAGAACTATTTATATCCATTAATGTTGGAAAAGTAGTATCGGGTATTCAGCACGAAGAGGAAGCCTATCAATTAGGCGTTCTTGCTCAATGTGCTCATTTATCTCAAGATAAACAAGTGGTTTTGTGTTTAGATGAATTAGATAAAGCACCTATAAGAGCAGAATCACTTCTTTTAGATTTCCTACAGCATGGGAGAGTAATTCTACCCAATGCCAAAAAAATTCAAGGGACATTGGAAAACATCACTGTAGTCATTACGACTAATGGTGTACGTCCATTGCAGGAAGCAATTCTTAGAAGAGGCTTTCGTCTCAAAATGGAGTTTTTAGCTCCTAACGTAGAATCGGATATTATTCGGAAAGAAACTGGTGCTAAGATGCCAGCGATCAGACTAGTAGTCCGAATGATGGGGATTATAAGATCGAAAGGGTCTACAACACCTTCACTACAAGAAGGTAAAAATTTAATTCAAGATATGGAAGTGGCATCTTCCGCCTCAGATGTAGAATTGCTGATAAAAGGATGGCTTGTAAAAGAGCCAGAAGATTGGACAGTTCTCTGTAATGAAATTCCATCACCACATAAAGTGCTTTGGGGGGAATGGCAGCGATGAAAAGACAGCAAAGACGGGTACTGTTTGAGCCAGTTTCAGTGCGAAACGCTCAAAAAATGTTATCAAAATTTGACAATACCAAATTGTATGCAACTATTGCTAATGCTTTAGGTATGGCAATAAAATCGCAAAATCAATATGAAAAGTTAGTCGAAACTAACCCGTCTTTGCCAACTGTTATCAAATCTTTATTAGATAGAGAAGCTAGTAAAGATTATAAACAGATCTTGTTTGAAGATTATCTTTCGACATATTGCGAGGAAGATTATAATGATGATTTTGACGATGACGATGAAAACTCAAACTGGGCAAGCAAATATGCAGACCCAGAAGATGATGATACACCGGAGGAAATAATAAACGATAAAGCTGAGACTGATTCTCTCAGCACAGATTCACCACAACAATCTTTAGAAAATAATTCTAAAAATTCCAGTGAGATGGAAAACGTAACAACTAAAGATAATGAATCTGATAACGAACAAATCCTTCAAAAAAACAGTAATCCCCAAGCAGAACAAGATCAGCATCAGGAGAGTGATCTTGACGGGGATACGGGGAATGGAGACTCCAGTGAACCTCTAAATACAGAGGGGGCTGCTGCAGGTGAGGCGAGTAATTGTTCTGAGTCGATTGCTTTAAATAGTGATACGTCAGAAAATAAAAGCCAAGATACTGAAACCCACCAAAACTCCACGCAGAGCGTAACTACATCAGAAAGTACAGTATCTGATCATAGATGTAACTCTGAAGAAATTACTGATTTTTCCGACAATACTTTCTGTACCGAAGTTTGTCAAGGTGATGTTGCCACCTCTTTAAAAGAAACGTTGCAAGATAATTCTGGCAGCAATTTTAAAGAAGATCTAATATGCGAAGCTGAGGATCAACAAAAACATGAGGACTGCCCCACCCCTCAGAAAAAGTGGGGTAAAAAATTTAGCAAAGAGGAAAAAGCTACAAGGCAAAATTCCTCTACTGCTAATTCTAACCACGGCGGCATAACTGCCAGTTTAAAAAAAATAGGTGTTGATTCTAAATTACTTAAACTGTGCAGGGAACATTTATCACAACTAGTAGGGGATAACTCACAAAATCCCTCACCTAGACGAGATAATCAAAAACTATGTGAGCGATTGCTTACATATCGAAATGTTACGCCTGCTCGTAAAGAAGAAGGGAGACCAGTAATTTTATTATTGCCTGATGTATCAGGATCTTGCGCTTCTTTTTCAGTAAAAACTTTAGAAGTTTCTAAAGCAGCAGGGTTGCAAGGTGTTCAAGGGGCGGATATTTTAGTAGTAGCCCACTCCAATGGATACCCCGAAGAAACTAGTTTAAATGGTAGATTAGTTGCCTTAAAACTTAAGGCTAGTCAAAATGATCAATTAGCTTGGTATGGTGAAATATTGACTAAATACCAAGTTGAAATCGTGATCGCCTTAGGTGATTGGGACGCATCTAATGTGTATGCTCAATTAGCAAATCATCATCAAGTACAGCGTTTAATCTGGCTAGATAATGCTTACGCATCTAGTCGAGGTACTGTTAGAGATGATACTAAATGGGCTTTAACTAGATTTTCTCAATCTGAAGCTCAAGGATTAAAACACAAATTAACTTACAAAACAGGGTGTAAAGGATCTAAAGAATTTATTCAACATATCAAATAATGAAGATAAAATGAATTACGAACAAATTTGGCAGCAAGCCTACAAATACGGAGAGTCAAAATACCACACAGCAACTAATGCTAAAAAACATGCTTTTGCTAACTCTGTAGCTTATCTTGTCACAGGTGCCAGTGGTGGTGCTGGTCCCTTTCTTAGGGAACACGCTGTAACTTGGAGTTTATTGGGAGATGGCGAAAGAAAAGGAATTTGGCATTTCCCGGATGGAAGAATCCCATCTGCGGGAGAATGGGAGTTTGAAAAAGCCTGTCAATTCGCAGAATCTATTTGTTTTTCTGAAAAATTACCAGCAATATGCAAAGTCATTTCTCAGAATGAATATTATTTTGACGATGATCACAACGATTTGATGCAATTAGCTCAAATGGCATAAATTACCAATTTTAAATTAAAAACATGAAAAATTTTATCGTCATATTAACAACCATTTGTGCAGTTGCTATGGTTCCAACAAAAGCATTCTCATTAGATGATCAGACAGAGAAAGTTATTAGACATCAATTAACACCAGTTTGTAAGATGTTACGTCAAGAAGCAATAACTCGAAATCAATTTCTACATTATGCTGAGAATCTTTATGGAATAGAGTATAGAAATTATGTTTTTAGCGATCCTCTTGATCAAAAACTTGTAAATGATAGTATTGAAGTATCTGCATCATTTGCGATGTTAGCTTGTTTTGATGGATCACTCAACCAAAACACAAGATAGGTAGTGTGTAGTTCACGGTGACGTACCCGACACCTAATAGGTGCGGGCTTCTCTTGCTCTTCGCAGAACGGAGAGAACTTCCTTCGCGGTACTATTACTAAAGATCCTGTTTTAACTCATCTACAGCCGCATCTACCCAAGGTCTAGCAGGAAGTTCTGTACCTGTGGATAATGTAGCGCCTTGATGCACAAGCATGGCATATTCCACAGGATAAGAATAAATTACTTCTGTAGCGCTAATTGGCTCAACTACCAAAGAATCTTTTAAATCACCTAAATCGACAATGTTTCTGGGACTCCCTACAATTTGATGGTTTTGGCGTTTAGTTTCTCGTGACCATTCCCATTTTTCGGATTCTAGTTCTTTTATTTGGTCATCTTTAAAATTTTCAACTATTTGAGTAAAAGTTTCTTGTATTTGATTTTCTAGAATGTTCCAATTAATAGCCATAATTTTTTTAGTTAATATATCTTAATAACTTTTTTTTAAAGTACAATAAAAATAAGAATATTTATATGTAATTAATATGGTAACTCAAAATACAATTCAACAGCCAGAACCAGAACCTCATTCTATGCTAGATTCTCCATTATTTGGGGGTGGTGCAGTGACTTTAATTGTAGTTTTAGCAGGTATAATTTGGTCATCAATTTTGGCAAAAAGTAGAGATGCTTCCCAAGAAACAGCAACCAAAATAGCAGAAAAATCGGAAATTTTATTAAAAGAAAAATTTTATGAATTAAATTCTAACTTAATTCATGTATCTAGCAATTTAGAAAATTTAAAAACTGCTATAAGCGGTATAGATAAAAGGATGGCCGCACAAGAATTGACTCAACCATTAATACAAGAATTGTTAAAAAAAGATGTTAACAACTTGGGTGAATCTGTAAGAAAACTTGAAAATGAATTAATTTACCACATAGAAATGTTAAATCATTTTGTAGAACTACACAATTCTATGTATCCTGATACTCCTTTTGTGAAGCCAAAGCGGTAGTCAAAGTAGAAATAGCTACATAGCCTATTAACTCAAATAATCTAGATTTTCTTATACTTGAAAAATAAGCTTCTATGGCTGTAAATTTGTCATCAGAATAGATTTTCAGCAGGTTTTGTGCTTTATATTGTCCGGTGTTTATCTCGGTCTTGGTAAGCCCTAAAGTCAATAAATATTCATAATTATTTAAGTTTTCAATAAAATTTTCCCTATCAATATGCAATAAATCTAGTTCAAATAGCACAGGAAAATAATCACGGGAATACGCTACCTGACTCCAAGGTAGTATATGCTTTTGCCCAGATTCAGCTATTGCGATAGTAAATGGATGTTCAGGAGGATCAATTAGCCATTCCCTGATTGTGGCTCTTGAAGGCAATTCAGATACTCTGTCGCCTTCAATTTTTGGATGCTTTTCTTTATCTGAAAGCAACCAAGACCAATTACGAGAGAATAATTGTACATCTCGTTTGGTATTAGGATTGTAGTAGTTGAGCCTAAGAGGAATGACCCAAGCACACCGATCACAGAGTTTATCCGATGTGGGAAATTTAGCTGTAGAGTGTGCTGTAAAAGAATCTTTGAGATTCAGTGGTTTAGTTGCAGGGGTAGATCCGCACAGGTAACAATTGGACATAAAAAAAGAGCTTTAAAAGACTCTTTAACTATACTATTTTTTGTTTAACATGACCTCAAAGAATTCCCCTTCCTCCAGCTTTAGCTAGGGAGGTGATGAATTTGAGACAACAAAACGTTTTTCTTTTTCCCTTGACAAATACTAAAATCTGGTGTTACCATGATAATGAATAGTGGTAAAAGTATGTATAAAGCAGTTAAAGCAACCATGTATCCTAATCAGTCCCAACAAGAGTACCTAGCTAAAAGCTTTGGGTGCGCTAGATGGTACTATAATTATGCACTGGCTTTGACTAACCAAACATATCAAGAAACAGGAAAAGGATTGAGCAGGGCGGCTATACAGGCACTGTTACCCAAGCTAAAACAAGAGCATGAATGGCTGAAAGACCCCTATTCTCAGTGTTTGCAAGTAGTAGCACTCAATCTATCTACAGCTTTTATTAATTTTTTTGAAGGTAGAGCTAAGTTTCCTAAATTCAAAAATAAGTTCAATAAACAGTCTATTACTTATCCTCAAAATATCAAGATAGAAGGTAACTACATTAGATTACCCAAAGTTGATGATCTGATTCCTGTTAAATTCCATAACAAAATAGAAGGAACTGTCAAAAGCGTAACTCTCGTCAAAACTGCAGCAGGAGAATATTACGCTTCATTTTTAGTAGATGACGGTTCAGTCGAACCTCAAGTGAGTACGGATGGAAAAGCTATCGGTATTGACTTGGGGTTGATTGATTTTGCCGTTACCTCAGATGGGAGTAAATATGCTAACCCTAAATGGTTCAAAAAACATGAGAAGAACTTAAAGCGTAAGCAACAAGACCTATCTCGTAAGAAAAAAGGTTCCAATAATAGGAACAAGGCGAGAGTCAAAGTTGCTAAAGTACATGAAAAGATAAGTCGTTGCCGTGAAGATTTTCTACATAAACTATCCCGCAAGGTAGTAGACGAAAACCAAGTTATTATTGTAGAGAATCTAAACGTCAAAGGAATGGTCAGAAATCACAACTTAGCTAAAGCTATTAGTAGCGTAGGTTGGGGAATGTTTTGCACCATGCTTACCTATAAAGCGAAAGAAAAAGGCAAAGCTTATCTAGAAGTAAATAGATTTTTTCCTTCCTCTAAGACCTGCAATCATTGTCTCTATCAGATAGAAGAGATGCCATTAAATATTAGACAATGGCAATGTCCTTCATGCGGTAAGACAAATGATAGGGACATAAATGCAGCTAAAAATATTAGAGATGAGGGCTTGCGGATGTTACAGACCTTGGGTACCAGGGATAAAGCCTCTTGTCCAGACGTAAGACCTAAGAGAGGACGTAAAACATCCACTCAAGGGCAGTTTGCTGGAGAGGAAACCCCTACCTCAATTACTGGTTAGCTTACTAGGCAGGAATAGGTAGTGGGTAGTTCATT